CCCCGGTATGGCTTATGCGAAAAGATGGCGCAATGGAACTTCGCGATCATAAAGAGGAGTAAATCCTTTTCTAATGTCTTTTTTTCTATTTAGCGGTTGAACTTTATTTGTAATATCAAATAATTCAACCGCTATTTTTATGGTCATTACTCAGGAACCAACTCCTTCAGGAACATATTTTCAAAACTCCATTCCGGATATACTCCTTCAGAAAACGGATGCGAGTGAGTCGGTTACGTTTGAGTTCCGGAGGGGAGCAGAATTGATTCTTAGTGAAGTCTATGTGTACGATGTGGATAATACGATCAGGATCCGGAACCTGGGCGAGATAGTGGAAAAATATCTTGTGGCCAATCCGACGATGACATTAAATCCTATGATGCTTAATTCTCCGGGACTGGCCAACTGTTTGTTTTTGTATTCCATTACCGAAGGTGTTACGGTCCACGAAAGTACGTTTATTGCCCTGAAATGCGATGCGGACATGACCGTTCAAGCGGGATCCTGGACTAAAGTAAATTTTCTCACCCGCAGTTATCGCGAAAAACGTACTGCAAAAGGCCGGAACGAATATCTGTCCTATTACAAACTGAACACGTACGATGAACTTGTGATTCGTTACAGACTGGTATATCTGAATGCCGGCATTGTGACTGAAGTAAGCGCAGGTCTTGACGTGTTACCTGTATCCGCTGCTTCACAGGTTGTGACGTTCAATGTATCCATCAATCGGATTCTAACGGTAGCCGTATTGCCTCTCGATACAGAAGTACTTCAGTATGATATCTGGATTGCCGGTATCGGACTTACGACAAATGTATATACTTACCTCGTTGATACTACTCCCTACCGGGACCAAAAATCATTTGTATTTATCAACTCCTTTGGCGTACTGGAGACTTACACGGCCACCGGTAGAACGGACAACAAAAAGACAGCCGAATATAACCTGGCTAACATTGACAATCATTACCGTAAAATTACCCAGGACTTTGTAGCTGAAAAGACATTAAACAGCGGGCATTTATCCGAAACGGAGATGGAGTGGATTGATGACTTGTTACTCAGTTACAATGTATCCGTGTACACGCCAGGCACATCCGGAGCAGATGAGGAAATCACATTGACGGCCATTGAGAAAACGGATACAGATGCTAACGAGCTGCATTCATTTACCTACAATTATCGCAGGGCAAAGAATAATCATTTACAGTTCCTGAATGCAGCGAAAGGGATATTTGATGCAACGTTTGATCAATCATTCAACTAAGAACCCCTACCCCCTAAAGGGGAATAAGAAAGAAAAAGACATGATACATATTAATACAGCAAGGAAAATTATACTGAGTGGAAAGCCATTCAGTTGCAGAGTATGGAAAATAACAACAGGCGAAGTGTTGAACTACAACAATGTGGTTTGTACCTCGAGTTATTTTGAGAACAACACCTTCAACGTGAAATTTATCGAAAGCGGATCTATCCGGAAAGTGAGAATTATCAGCCTTTTTGAAATCAACGACATAGAAATTTTTATATAATATGAACAGCACAGTAGATATTTTTACGATACCCATCAACGCAGTAGCAGCTGAGATCATCAATAGCATGAATGATGGGGTGACGGTTTTTGAGGAAACATCAACCATTACACCTGTTTCCCTGCCGGGAAATAAAGATACAAAGATTCGCGGGTATGTGCCCTGGGGGAATTCAAATATAACTCCGCTTGAAGTAGTCCGGAAAATAAGGAAAGATGAAGTATTGTCATCGAACCTGCAGTTTAATATTTTTGCCGGGTATGGGAACGGAGTATCTACAAAAACAAAAGCCGGTGGTGAAATTATCGATCAGGCAGTAGTTGATTTTTTTAAGTATAACCGGCCGGTGAAATACCTACTGGAGCAACAAACAGATATCAAAAATTTATATTTCACTATTTGTGTGTTGATTTTGAGTGGCGACGGAACAAAAATAGTCAGACTGGTGCATAAGGATGCTGTGAACTGCCGTTTCGAAACCTGTAACCCCGATACCGGAGCGATTGAACATGTGTTTTTTGGAGATTGGGAAACGGCAGGATTCACCAATTTTGAAGTGATTGAATTACTTGATACCATGAATCCACTTGCCGATCTGATGGTGCGAATGGGTAAATTGCCTGATGATGATGGCAATACCAAAACTGCAACGAAAACCCGAAAATTTGCCATGTTGAATGAAATTCCAACCATTGGTAATAATTATTACTCGTTTACTCCTTTTTGGTCCATATTTAATTCGGGTTGGTACGACATTAAACAGATGATCCCTGCCGGTAAAAAGGCCAAATTTACAAACGGAATGGTCATGAATTTTCAGGTTGAAATAAATTCGGAATACTGGAAATATTTATACGACGGCGAAAAGATAACGGATCCGGTAAAACAAATTGAGCGACAGAAAAAAGAAAAGGATAATATCCGTGAATTCCTAACCGGTATTGCCAATAGTGGTAAAATATGGTTTAGTGGATTCTATATTCATCCTGTGACAGGTCAGGAAGTGAAGATGGTGAAGATTACACTTGTGGATACTTCAAAACAGGGAGGAGACTGGATACAGGATACTGCGGAAGCGTCGAGCATGGAATGTTATGCCACCGGTACCAATACCGATTTAGTGGGTTCACCTCCCGGACAATCGAAAGGTGGATTATCCGGATCCGACAAAAGGGAACTGTTTACTATTAAACAGGCGTTGGAAAAACCGATCCGTGATATCCTGCTGGAACCTTATTTCGTAATAAAAGAGTACAACGGTTGGGATTTGGAAGTAGATATACCTTTTGTTATGCTGACCACACTGGATAAGAAAACCGATGCAGTTCCTGCAAGTGCCAATGGAGATGTGCCGGCTGAATAACCGGAAATTCACTAATCACTAATCATATATCACTAAGATCATGATAATAACATCACTTGAAGATTTTTTAAAATCAATTCCTACCGCCCGCGGATCGGAATGGTCGGTACTGGAACCGTTCACAAATACTGCCGATGGTACCATTCAAAGTTTGCTTACCGGAAAGGACCTGTATACTTATATTGAAGCATTGGAAGATACTTCGGTTTTGAAAACAACATTGCGGAACTTAATTGCCTTTCAGTTATACCGGGATGCCATTCCTTTTGTCGATTTGATTCAAACACAAAATGGATTTGGGGTTGTGAGTGGTAATAATATTGCACCGGCTTCCAGGGAACGTGTTGAGCGGTTAATGCTCTGGTGTACGAATTCGATTGATAAAACAACCGATTTGCTCATCACACAACTCATGGATGACAGCACGGCGCTTGCAGAATGGAATAAATCCAAGCGGTTCAATAACCTGACAAACTGCCTTTTCCTAACCGGAATAGATTTTGCCGGCTATACAAAAACAGATGGCAGCCGTTCCGATTTTTTAAAAGCAAAGGGTCAGCTGCTCGCATTTCAGAAAAACGAACTTTCTACGCTGATCAGTGCTGATTATTTGGCTGAGTTAATCACACAAAACAGAAGTAATACGCTTACTGAAGTAAATTCATTTGTTGTCGAAATCTGTAAATTAATCCTGGTTAAATTGCTTGAAAAAGATATTGACGAAGCAAAGAAACTTTTCAATAACCTGGGATATATGTTTGAAAAGAAATTGACTGATTACCCGACCTATGCTGCCAGTGCCGAATATGCACTCAAGATATCGCCTGCGTATGAAAATAAACTTGAATATCCGGTATTCTTTTTTGGAATGTAAAACTACCCCTAACCCCTAAAGGGGAATAAAACCAAGTATATGAATAAAACAATCAACTTAACCGTTCCCAGGAATTACAATGAAATGACCGAAAAGCAAGTGCGATATGTCGCAGCTTTGCAGGTAGCCGGTCAACCTGAAGAAATCATCCGAACAAAGTGCTTTAACCGTTTCGCAGAGATTAAGCCGGTGGCACATATCGGAGATACTTATTATTTCGTTCGGCCAAAAATTAAAGAGGTATTCAGTTTGAATACGTCGGAAGTGGCATATTTCGCAAAAAAATTGGACTGGTTGACGAAATATTATACCGGGATAAAGCCGGTGGCCAAAATTGGAAGATACAAAGCGTGTGACGAACTACTCAGGGACACAACATTTATTCAATATTTGGATGCTGAAAACTTCTATCAGGCATTCCTTTTTACAAAAAACGAAGCACATTTGTACAAACTTATTGGTACACTTTACCAAAAGGGCAAAGATTACGACAATAGTTTGACCGACCGAAGGGCAAAATACTTTGCACGGAAAGCGACTGAAGAAGAAAAATTGATAGTGATCATGTGGATGATGGGAGTGAAAGAGTACTTTTCAAAGAAATTCAAACATTTGTTCGTTCGCGCTGATCAGGATGAAGATGAAGAACCGGTTGTACCAAATATGTTCGAAATCATGAATAATCAGATCCGTTTGTTGACTGAGGGAGATATCACAAAACGTAAACAGGTTCTTGCTTCGCTCACCTGGGATGCCCTGAAGGAAATGGATGATAAATGCAGGGAAGCGGAAGAAATAAAGAAAGCAAACCTATAAGAACCCCCAACCCCTAAAGGGGAGTAAAAAAGAACAATACTAACATCTCTTATTCCCCTTTAGGGGTTAGGGGTAAATTTATTTATATGTGGAACGCAGTAGCATATTTTGAAGATCTTCAGAAGAAATTGAAACTCACGAAAACCGGTTATAAGTTTTGCCGGGTAACGGGGATCAATTACCTGGAGGAAATATTGTTGAGTTCGCCGGCTGAAAAGAATTTCTTTGCGGTGAACGATGTTGATGATGGTGTAACGATCCAAAAAGGGGGTGGATTTTTCCAACGCCGTGCCATCGTTGTTTTCATCCTAAAGAGATATAATGCTACTGATATGGTTGAACGTGAAGTGCGATTAAATGAAACACGACTTATCTGTGATAAGTTGATGGCAAAATTAATCAAGGATTCAAACGAAGTTCCGGCATTAACGTTCCTGGATAAAACCCGTTTTCCATATAAAGAAGTTCCCGGCTATTGGGCCATTGGTACCTGTGGAAAGTATTTTATTTTTACCATTGACGAACCTAAAAGTTTAATTCATAATCAGGATGATTGGGACTAAGGCCGATCGGGTTCAGTATTGCGAAGCCTGGGCACAGATGATGGTTGATATCTGGGTTGAGAAATGTATAGCCTATGATATCAAAGATACCGGTGCATTTATGGAGTCGTTTATGTACGACGTTCGTGAAGGTGCGAACGGGGATATCGACAAAATTGTGCATGTGTACAACTATTACGGCCGGATGGTGGATATGGGAGTAGGGAACAGGGTGAACTTCGACCAGGTGAAAG